TTATTTTCCAAATGCGATGATTGCGCCAATGATGCCAGATACAAGCAAGGTAGAGATGCAAGTAATGATTGCAACCTTGACAGTATTGACATTGTTGGCGATTTGCTTATACGGTTTGTTCTCGGTTTCATTAACCTTCTCAGACAATTTACGTTCGGTCTCCTGCCACGCTTTTGCTTGCGCATCTACCTTACGATTGGTGTCATCCACCTTGCCCTCGATATTACTGACACGCTGTGCAATGAGCTCAACGGAAGTAGCGATTTTATAGATAGCCTTCTGCTCACTCTGGATTTCCTTCAGCTCACCTTCTAAGTTGTCAATTCTGTGTGTATTGGACTTGCATCGCTGCTCAGTCTCAATTAACAGTACGGTCTCTTGCTCGGTCATAAGAGAAACCTCCTCGGATGATTATTTTTCCCCTTCCTTCGGCTCCACTATGGAGGCAATAGCAGAGTTCTGTTTCAACACGTCTTTCATTTCGCTAAGGGCGTCATCAACGTATTTGCTAAAGGTTTCAAATGGCAAGACCTTTGCCAACCAAGGGAAACGCTCGCAGAACTTGTCGTAAACAGATGACAGCTTCAGTTTGCCCGTACCGGAACCGAACTCGCGCTCAGCGCCAAGAACAGCCTGCAGAAGCCATCCACGAATCTGCTCGTACTTCTTGTCGGTGGACAGGTTGCGCCAACGCAGGACAGCCATGACGCCGCCAACGATAAACACAATGCCAGTAACAATTACATACCAGTTCTCCACAATAAATTCCATATGCAAACTCCTCTCTAAAAGGTAGTGGGGCGGATTTCAGGTGCCGCCTTTCACCTTAGATTGCTGGGCTCTCCCAGCTTGGGTCTTCGACGAAGCCTTTTGCCTTTGCGCTTTCGAATGTGATACCACCAGCAGAATGGTCAGATTTACACAGGTTCAAATAAAATGCGCATACCACGCCATGTGCCGACCACGGCAATCCAACCATTGCCCCAATCCACGGCAGCGCTCCGGTATAGTTCCGCTTTACACAATAGAACGCTAAAAGCAACCCACCGACTGTAACAATCCACAGAAGGGAGCGGATGTCGTCAATCAGCTTTTTTGAAAAAGCGTCCTGTTTGCTTGTGCGTTTTCTCCTTCGCCTTGCTTGCTGTCTGCTGCCGCTATATGTAGCCATCACGCTTTACCCATCAGTTTTGCAAAACGATAGAACAAAGCAGCAGCCTGTTCACGGGTAAGCTGGTCAGCCCAAGCATAGTTGGGTTCACCATTCACCTCAGTGCCAGTGCCATTGATGAGACCGTTGGAGATAGCCCACTCACGAGCTTCCTTACTCCAAGTGCCGCAGTCATTGTCCTGCAGCTCTGCACGGTACTCCTTCATCAGTTCCTTGAATGTGTCCAGAGTCATATCTTCATCCTCCTCTTTGCCGTCGCTGATTCTCTTTTTGAACTCTTCCCACTGTGCGTCGCCACTCGTCTTGTAATAGACATTCATGTCGGCGCAACACCACGGTCTCGGACAGAGTTTTCCGGTCACATCATAATGACGGATAACGTGGTCTGCAGGAATGTTGTACTGAGCCATCAGCTTCTTTGTCAACCATACGAGGTTGTCCACAACTTTTGGTTCGAAATACCAATCAGTATCAGAAGCCATAACCCTCTTGCGATTGATTTTGGAAGGGCGTGCTTCAATCCCGATGGAGTTAGAGTTGCGGCACTCAGGGTGCTTGTACTTGTTCGCACCACAATGCCATGCGATGTCCTTATCGCGGACACAGCGATAGATGGTATCGCCCTCGTCAAGCGCATAATGGGCAGACGCTTGAATACCCGGTGTCTTGAAATACTCAGAGACACCCTTCGCCGTTCCGAGTGCACCGAAATAATGGATGACGATGTACTTCGGAGTCATGTTGCCTGAACGGAAGTTAACCGTTGTCAGGTTGTCTACAATTTTCAACTTGCATCCTCCTTCCTGTTCTGGTGTATTGATTTGGATTTTGCCAGCGAACTTGTCGTAATAAGCTTGTCCGTAGCTGGCTCGTTTTTCTTGGACGCTCTGTCCCTGATTGGCAGGACGTTCAAATTGGAGAAGAACAGCATTGGATGCCTCACGGACAGACGATGCGCTCTTGAGGGTGCTCAGCAGCCCAGAATAGCCCACAGACAGCTCTTTAAGCAGGAAGTTGAGCTGGGCATCCATGTCCCCTACGGACGCTCCTGCGGCTTTGCAGGAGGCAAGGAGAGCGTCCTTGCGTGACCAGTACGTCCACTGAGCTAATCCGTAACCGGCACTGTCTTTCACAAAGTTGGAATAACTGCCGCTATCGACGGCGGCAGTATATTCTTCATCAGTCATGCCAAGTTTCTTCTCGTATGTATTTTGGAGGTTCTTGGGATTCAGTCCGCTCTCTGCAAAAAGATTCCCCATCAAACCCGCGACGCCGAAATCATTCAGACCAGCAGATTTCAAATAGCGCCAGATTTTTTCGTCGGCGTTCATGCGAACCACCTCCTTGATAAAAGCATTGTTTTATAATCACTCATCCTCGGTCGGCTTCGTGTAAACAGCCCAGCCAGCAGGATAAGCAACAGGACTCCAAACATTGTTGTCGATGAGAGAAATGTACAGGACTCCCTCATAACTCACGATGTCGTCTTTCATGTAAGCATCGGATGCGCCAACGGGCTGCACCCACTCAGGATAGCCCTCCTCGGTGATACCGACTGCCTTAAAAAGACTGGATGCCGCATCGGGTGTCCAGTCAGCCTGTGAGGTATGTGCCTGCAAGCAAACGTAAAGCTGTGGGTCACCATTGTCATCCTCGCCGTAGATGCAGTATTCGCCAACTTCATAGGCATGAGCGTTGGGATTCCAAGCATCAAAAATCGTTGCGATTTGCAACACCTTTTCCTCATCCAAAGTACGGGCGAAGAGCTGCAGCGTATAGCGGAACTGTTCCGCTCTCTGAACCATTGTCATTATTCGCTCACCCCCAGTAAAACATTGATTGTGCTCTCAATACTGTTGACCTTCTCGCCGCCGTCAACGGTGGCTACAACCACAGTGTCAGCACCTTCAATATCAGAATGACCTACAAGGTTATAGGGCGTACTTCTAAAAGCAACGCCGATGGCTTCCTCTTTGGTGGTCGGGGCGAAGCTGCCACTCGCAGTGATTTTGATATACAGAACGGAGTCGGTCATACCGAGTTCCGTTCCATCCAGTGTGATAATTCGATACATTTAAGCAACCTCCTTTGCTCCTACCAACTTTGCGATGTGTCGGAGCGTATCAATATCGGCGTTGAAGAAATCATGGTTCCACAGCCAGAAGTCTGCATATTCGATGCGCTTATACGGTTGGCAGGTTGGGTCTTCCCAGACCTTGTCCCATCGATTTTGATAATTCGCATCACGCTTTGCGAGCGTTTTTTGAATGGCTTGTGTTAATTTCCCACGAAGCATACCTGCGTCATCGTCGTCACGAGCAAAGAACTGATGCGCGTTCTCACTTGTTGCAACGCAGAGGAGCTTGTCACCGTAGAAGATATACCCATTGGTTTCTTCACACATGGTCATAGCGGGAAGATTTACTTCGCCGCAAATTGCTTTGTCCTTGAAGCGTCTATGCACAACATATTTCATCCTTTTTTCCTCTTTCTCTAAAGTTTTCAATTCGCTCCGGCGAAAAACCGAAAACCGAATAAAAAAGCCTACGCAACCGAAGCACACGATTGTGGTCGTCGTAGGATTCAAAGTATGCGAGCATTCCGTTCACCGAAGTCCAGAGGTCATCGTATGACATTTCTCCATTCTGGATTTTTGTACGGAATGCTTTTATTTTTCTTCGTGCCCGCTTTACTCCATCACGATTTCCGTTCATCACAACACGACCAGTTTCGGTCAAAATAAATTTTGCTTTGCAATAACGGAACGGCTTTGTGAGCGGGACAATTCTTGACTTTGATTTGCTGACAGTCAGCTTGAGACTCTCTGCCTTTGCCACAATCAGAGCCATGATTTCTTTGGCGTCTCGGTCAGGCGGGACAATGACGTAATAATCGTCCATGTAATGACCGGCGCACTTGATAGAGAGCTGGCATTTGATAAAGTTGTCCAGTGCAGACGGAAACGCAATCATTTCTGCCTGACTTGGCTCGACACCAAGCGGTAGACCAACTCCGCCCGAAACAGTGTTGACAACATCGTCTCCGATTTTTCTGATATCTGGGTTCAGCAATAGCTTCTCATGCCGCTTGAAGATTTCTTCATGGGACACAGATGGGAAGAACTGTTTGAAGTCAATCAGAATCACATTCCCATCTCGTCCATAACGACGGAAGTGCCAGCGCAAGTCCTCTTTTAACATTCTCTTTGAGAACTCAAAGCCCTTGCCTTCAAGACTGGCGCCGTTGTTGTAAATCATCTCAGGACGATACAACGGTAGAAGTACCTTCTTGGTATAAACCTTGTGGACTTGACGGTCTTGGATTCTCGGTGCATCAATAGGGCGGGTCTTGCCGCGCTCTGAAATCGTGAAATGTACATATGCACCCGGAATCCATTTTCGCTCAAGCAATAAACGTCGTCTGCGTGCTGTTCCAGAGAACAAGTGCATCTCAAAACGTTGGGTGCTATTCTTCCAACGAACACCGTTGCAGCACTTCTTTCCGGCTTTGTACATATCATCGTATCCAAAGACATCATGCAGACCGCCAACTGCGGCGGCACGCCTTAACCTATTCTCTTCGCGCCTTGTCTTGCGCCTTTCGTAACGTCCTTTACGTCTACTCATAAAAATTATTCACCCTCCGTACAGATGTCTTGTAGGGCATCGTCTAATCTGCTTAATTCGTGACACATGAAACGAGGTAAGATGCATCTCTCGCCATGCACGCACGGAGACTCCGGCGGCGTTCGTGTCAAAATATCAAAGGGTAGTTTCGGATTTTCATCACGGGAAGTATTTCTCCTTTCGTAAGGGTCATAGTTCACCCTTTGGGCTACTACGATTGACCCAGACCATTTCTGGTTTACGAAATCCGGGGCGACGCCATTGGAATTCCTTGCGTTGTTATTGTTCGCGTTGCCGTTCGTGTTCACATTGCAGAAGTTGTTGCTGTTGTTGTAATTAGGAGAACGCTCCCACCACCAAGCAGTGGAACAGAGAGAGGCAAAAGACTCCCAACCGACAGGTTTTACAGAAATACACCCATAAATTTTCATAGACGTTTACCGGCTCTTATCGCTTTTCAACACATTGGTCAAAAGACCATTTTCTGCATCGATTAAATCACCAAGTTCCTGCGCCATGTGCTCCAGCTTTTTCTTCGCGTCTGACGCACCGACAGAGTTTCCGCTACCGGTCGTAAAACAACCGGACGGGTTCGTCATCATCAAGTCGTAACAATGAGCAAGGTGGACATCGAGAGCCATCAGGGAGGCTCTCGCTTCGAGCAGATGCTGCTTACGAAGTTCTTTTCGTGCCGCATCAGATGGATAGATGCTGTTTGCTTTTTCTGCGTGGTCTACAACCTCTGAGGCAAGCTCCGACACGGACTTAGATACGAGCCGGGAGTACCGAGATGACAACCTCGACAGGAAAGCGATGGTTTGGATGTAGATTTTGTTCGCCACATTGACGAACTCAGCCTTACTTTCAGACCTGTGTGCTTTTAAGACTGACATAAGAATCTCCTTTCGTTCTTGGATTTATTAGCTCCGAATGCACTATTCTGGAGCCGTTCACCACTAATCGCAAAGGGTGTACCCTTGCTAATTATAGGATGGGGAGGGGGACGAGGTTCCCTTGCATTTACCGCAGAGGGTGTACCGTCCCTCTCCCTTAATGATTTGAACACGCCCACTTCCGTGGGCTTGATACTGTTGATGCAGGATTAGACGCGGAAAGCCGGGGCGACGCCACCGGAATACCCTGCGATGCTAAAGTACGCGTCGCCGTACGTGTTCACACGGCAGAAGGCGGAGCTGTTGCTGTAATAAGGAGAACGCTCCCACCACCAAGCAGTGGAACCTGTTGCGCTGTGACGGTATTTCACCTTCGAATTTCCAGCAGAGTAATAAGCATACTGCGCCTGATAGTTCTTTTCGGCAGAGTTCGCATAGCTGCGTGTGCCGAAAATCTCATACTCAGCCAGCAACGGAAGGTAGTCTGTGGTCTTAGTAACATAAGACGCATTGTCACTACCACCGCCCGTATTGTCTGTGTAGATAGTCATCGGCTGCATCACAGCGCGGAGGTCTGACGGAAGTGCAGCCATTAGCGTATTTGCGACAGGGTTTGTCGCAGTTGTTGCTGTGGCATCGCCATCATTCGTGTTCGTTGAGCCAAGCACATCATAGCGAAGGTCACAACCCTTCCAGCCACCAGCGTTGGTGTTTGAGCTGTGGTTCATGTTGAAATACTTGGTACCGTTTGTTGAGTAACCGTTGTAATTACCATCAACTAAACAAATATCCGTGCCGCCAGACAAAGCAGTTTTGAATGTGCCAAATGTGATACCATTGCCTTCCTTGCTACTATTGTGGTTAAAGCCAATAATATAAGCGTAGTAAGTACCGTTCACAGCCTGTGTGCCGACAGTGCCATTTACAGTCACAGCCTTACGGTCGCCGACTGCCCAGTAGCTTGCGCCAGTTCCAGAAACACTGTGGATAGCCGCCCAAGAGTTGTCATTCAGCGTAGCAAGAATAAACTCTGCTGTAACTTTGACAGTCTTACTTGCCGGTGCAGAATAGTTCGTACCAGCAGTGCAGCTCACGGTGATAGTAGCTTCGCCATTTGTTTGGTGGACGTGAGAAACGGTAACTGTATTCCCGCTACGGGAAACAGTGGCAACGCCAGTTGCGCTGGAGGTCACGCTCAGCGTGCCATCGTAGTTGCCACCAATCGTGAACGTATCAGTAAGCTTACTCAAGCTAAGCTTGATTGTTGTCTTACTCGCAGTCAACGTACCAGTCGCTTTACCAATAGACCAAACAACGCTCTTGGCGGTAGTCGCCCCATCAGACCAGCGATAGTCGGTTTTCGGCGTAAAAGAAGCCGTGTAATTGCCTGCGTTCGTGCCGGATGTCGTACCGCCAATCGTCATATAAGTCGTGTTATAATTGCTCCAACTCGGAGACTGAGAAGACTTATTGTAGGTCAGTGTACCGCTCTGAGCGGGTACGTTCGCAATCGTAATACGGTTTGCTGTACCAGTCGTCCGCTGAGACGTAGAGGTGTTGATGCCGCCGTCCGTGGTCTCTGGGAAGAAAGCGATGTAATACTTCGTTCCGTTCGTCAGACCGGTAATCGTCAACGGCGTGCTGGAATATTGGTTGCGTGTCGTGACCTTTAGCGTATAAACAGCGCCGGAATCATCCTTGCTTGTAGGATAGCTGCCGCTCTTCACAACAATTGTGGTGCTTGCCCACGATGCCAGAGTCACGCCATCGGCAGAGATAGAAGCAGAAGGGTCAGTCCACTTAACGGTCATCTTGCCGTTGCCTGCTTCAGAAGAGGCACTCATGCCGGTAACATTCCAGCTTGTGATGCCTGCAACCTGAACAGTCGGAATCGCATTGAATTCGTCATCCGTGCTGTCAGTGTAGGCATTTGCAGTTGTATAGGGGAAGAACTTATAGTAATACTTCGTTCCGTTGGACAGACCACTGTCACAGAAGTAAGTATTCTTATAAGCGTCTCGTGTTTTACTATCGAGAACGATAGTGCCGTCACGACGGCTTGTAGGCGCGGAGCCTGCCTTACGAACAAGCAGGGTGCCGCCCCAAGCAGCAATCGTAGAACCTGCCACAACGAGGTCATCAGGGTCAGTCCACTTCACATAGACTTTTCCAGAAGAAACCTGCGTGGTAATACCGGAGACAGCCGCAAGTGTCAGACCACCACTGCCTGAACCTGCGCCGCCGGGGAAGTTAGATAAAATAGGCATTTTACGCCCCTCCTTTAACCTAAGAGAATGATGTAAACAGGAATGTCACGCTCTGGCATCTCGCCATCAGCGGCGATAGTCAATGTACCATCAGCCTGTCCGATAACTGAGAGCATTGCCTCACGAGCAATTTCACGCTGTTCTGCAGTCGCATTATGAGCAACAGAGATTGTGCCGTTCTGCGATGCAGTAAGCCCGCTAATCGTGAGGGTTTGCGTGTAGGGCGCATCGACACCAACCCATGCAGACGCAAGCAATGTGGTATTGATTGCCACACTGCTGTTTGCTTTCTCACCAAGGGCAGCATCGATTTTTACCATATTGGAGTTCTCGGTTCCATTCATCTGGTTGCGCCATTCCTGAAAGCGAGTTGAACTGTCATCAGTCAAATAGAGGTTGTAGTTTGGTGTATTACTCATTTACTGCACCACCCTTTCAACCAAGCAGGATAACAACGACTGGAATATCGCAAGTGGGTACAGCTCCATTTGCGGCAATCGTTACAGAACCCGCTGCTTGACCACAGATATACATTTCTGCTTCAGACGCAGCAGAGAGCTGTTCATCGGTAATGTTCTGAGACAAGCCGATAACACCATTCTGCGTTGCACCAAGCCCAGCAATGGTAAGTGTCTGTTGTCCACTCGCCCATCCTGCTGCGGTCAACGTAGCAGTAACAGCATTGCTTGCATCACACTTTTCAGCAAGAGCAGTCAGCATCTCTTCATCGTCAAAGGGGAGCTGAGAATACTTCTTTGTACCGTCTCCAACTTTCTTACGAACGCTACCACTGGCTGTATCAACAATGATGATTTCACCATCCAAAAGGATGGGGTCTTTTGCTGTCCAGTTTGCGCTCGTGTCTCGCTTTTGTCTGATTCGTGCATTATATTCAGCCATACAGTAGCCTCCTTATAAGCAAAGCCCCGCCGTGCATAACACACGACGGGGTTGCTTGTGTTTTATTTATGCTCAGATGTTAACAGAGGCGCTGCCACAGTTGAACACAATATAACCGGAAGCCTGCTTCAGCTCGGTAATATCGTGCTCATGGTTGCCAGCAGCCTTGCTGTCCCAATCCGCGACCTTCTCAGCGGAGATACCGTCGAGAACGGTCTTGTTTGCGTGCTCATGCTGCTTGGCAACAGCACCATCCCACGCATCGACCTTATCCTGAGAGATAGTGTCGAGGATAGTCTTGTTATCATGTTCGTGCGCCTTCTGTTCAGCGGCGTCCCACTTTGCCTTATCGCCGGTAGCAATCTTGTCCAGCTCAGCCTTGTTCGTATGGCTGTGCGCCTTGCCGATAGCAGACTGCACGTCAGCATGGAGCTGTGCCAGAGTCACGGAACCCTCGGTGAGAGTAGCAGTCACCTTATGGTCAGCGCTGACATCAATCACAATCTGGTCGCCAACCTTGGAACCAGAAGCGACGTACTCAATCAGGCTGCCAACATTGATGTAGATGTTGTCTTCAGTAGCGTTGGCAAGAACCAGATGCAGGTATGTACCAGCCTCGCCCCACACACCAGCCTCAGCCTTTGTCTCAACCGTACCGGACTCAACAACCATATCCTTGGGGATATCGATATTCACATCCAGATTTGTAGCCGTCTGCTTGATGTTGTAGCGCTTTGCCACGCCATCCGGGGTAGAAGGAGTGACAGTTACGGTATAGTCGGTCTGAGCAGGAATCTTACCGATTTTCTCATCGACGTAACCAACAACGG